TTTATACTCAGATATAATCTGTTTATAGTCAGCTGTGTTTGTTACAGCTCCTGATAAACCTAATCCAAAATCTCTGTCAATCTTTACCAATACTTCATTCATAGATGTAATTCCAAAAAGGAGCTTTACAAAGGTGAAACAATCCCCTTTAAAATTGCTGTCTGCAAAGTCTATAAAGGTGAGATTTCCTCCTCTGTTCCCTATCATAAACGAAGGGTGTTCATCTTTTCTAAATGGAGAGAATGTGGCATGATTGATTTTCCAATCCTTATTAGGCATATAGAACCTAAATATATCATATTGGGTGATCCTTTGGAAAATTGTGTCAGGAGTTAGCTCTAATTTCTTGGCTCCTCCTATCATGGTTTAAAAGAAAGGGCTCCATTTAGGAGCCCTCATTAATTAATAATCAGAACCACCTTCAGTAAGTGGTGCTGTTGGTGCATTTGTGCTTACTGGATTCTCGTTTGGATCATAATCCTTAATGTCTTTCAACTTGAAGAAATCTTTACATCCATACTCACCAGTTACTTTAAGAACGAATCTTTCATAAGGTTTGAGGTCCTTGTTCTCTTTTGTTCCCAAAGCTGTAACTACCTCTGGATTATCATAATCCACAAGTCTGAAGTGTTTTAGAGAATATGTGGAAATAAACCCTCTGTTATACACTCCTTGATATTCTTTTGGTTCTCCTTCTACCTCTTTTACAATTACAGTAGCCAAACAACCAACTTCTCCTGCCCATTCACCATTTACTTGGTCTTTAATGTCTTTGACATTACCTTTCATCAGTTTTTTCCAATCTAATTCAAGGGCAGTTTCTGCATCACGATAGTCTAGCTTGTTCAGCCAGGCTCTCATGAATTCATACAAATCTTCTTCTCCTGAATATGCCTCTCTATATTCTCTTTTACAGAACCAGTCAGGCAAATGTTCAGGAGTATCAGCCCAAGCACAATTACCAATACTATTGATATATTGTGTTTTGGTTCCATCTTTGTTTTCTCTTACTTTATCCTCAAGAAAGAAAGACATTTTATATGGTCTGTCTTTTTCTCCTTCAGCATTTTTCTTAGTGTTTTCCAACCAAAAATCAACTCTCAACAATGTGTTACCATCTCTTTCTGAAACATATTCAGTAGCCTTACTGTCTTCTTTCAGTTCCATCCCAAGAATATCTTTATACTCTTTTTCTGTGGGATTTACACATAGAACTGTGGCTGTAAATAAGCCTACTTTTTTCCCAAATTCGCCATTATTCTCGCGTTTTTTACCTCCAATTGCACTCATGATAATAAAATTTAAAGTTATTTGTAAATGTTTTCCCAGAATGTGATAGTTTCACCTTCTGGATTCTGTTCTGAAATCAAAATTCTGCCTTTTAACTGGGGCGCTCTACTACCAGCAACAATACTGTCATTGAGCACTTCAAAATTCAAATATCTCTTATTGTCCTCTGCCACAAGCTTAGCTAAACTTGTAACTCTGGACGCAAAGATTCGCTTCAACTGACCTGTTAAAGCGATTTCAACACCATTCACTGTTTCTTTACCATTATCTTTGATATACTTATCAGTGATATGTGCTGCATAGATTCTGTATGGAGCGATTTGTCTGAAGAATTCTACTTGTTGCATAAACCAGTTGCGAGTATGTAAGTAACCTGCTCCTTCAGGGAGAGTTAATACAGATTTCCACTCTGGTTCATATTGCTCATACTTTCTACCAGTTTCCACACCACCTACTCTATTGAATTTTTTACCTATAATACTGTTCATGTATGCCAAGGTTCCTCCAATCTCACTTAGAGCATCCAGGTCGCTTAAACCATCAATAATTAGATAGTCATACTTTCCTTTTTGTTCAAGCAAAGCATTTCTGAACTTAATAAAGTTCTGAAAACTCTCCCAGATTGTAGTTTGATCATTAGTGTAGGTAGACATTTTTCTGGCAGGAATATAATCATATCCTCCTTTTTCCAAATCTAGCACGAGAGCATTAGCTTGTCTGGTTAATGCTCCTAAAATAGTTCCTTTACCCATTTTGGGAATCGAAAGTACAACGAGGTCCCTTGGGTTTGTATTTGTAACTTGAGTAATTTCCTCTGGTAATTCCATTTTTTCTACGTTAGTCGCCATAATATCTAATTGATTTAATTATTTTTGGACTATAAAAATACGAAAATTACTTGGGCTGTGCAACTATTTTACCTTGTTTTACCCAGGTAATTCTGCTTTTGTCAATGTTGGAAAGTGCTGATTCTAACCAGTTTAACTGGAAAGTTTTGTCTGTTACAAAGATATGAATGTTAGAATGTTCTGTATCTAATAATAAAGCTCTACCAAGCATTTGTTCAAGATTTTCTCCATTAGAATTAATCGAAGTGATTAGAATATTATCCAGATTAGGATAAGTTACTCCTGCAGATCCCTTACGAATTAAACACAAATGGTTAATTTTCCCTGAAATGAAATCTTGTAGAACGCTGTCATCTTTACTTTTGCTGTTATACATTGGTAACTTAAATCTCTTTCCAAACACTTCATTCTCTGTAAAGATTAGGAAGCGCTTTTTAGAGTTATCAATTATCCAACTAACCACATTAGATAATAAAGATTCATTTGTATTAATAAATCTCATTCTGGAAAGAGATGCTAACATCTTCTTATCTCCATAGGTATTCTCAACTTTCTTAGTCAGCCTGGCTAACTCTTTTACATCTGTACTCCACCATTTCTTTAGTCCTGTTCCAAACTGTCTTGGAGTAATAGGATTTAGATCATATTGGTGAATGTACACTGTATAATTACTAATAAGACCATCAGCTATAGCTTGCTCTGTAGTATATTCCACTATTAGTGGTAACTCTGTATGGATCTTAAGATCTGCAAGAGTACTCTTGTTATACGTACCAGAAGCAAATACCACATGATTGTACTTCTTAGCTATTTGACCAGCAATAGGTAGTTTGTGCTCTTCAGGAATAAGATGAGCTTCATCAAACACAACATAATCCCAAGGTCCATCCATAACCTTCTCCATGCTAATAAAAGTACAGTAGGTAATTTCCATAGGACATCCTATCTTGGCACATTCATCTACCCAAGAATTTTTGATGTCAATATTAGGATATAATACTAACACTTTTGGATTCTCTATCCTACCTTCACTGTGTTCCTTTATAGCTGTAATAAGGATACGAGTTTTTCCAGATCTTACACTTGAGAGTACTATACCTCTAAAACAAGAAGCAACAATCTGGTTTTTTAAACACTCCTGTATTTCATCCTTCTTTGTCATCTTCTTGCTCTTTAAGTTTCATTACAGCCTCTCCAATATGGTCTATTTGATCAAAAGGGAGTCTTAAGTAAGCATTGCCTCCATGTGGGATTCTTACCCAACAGAGTACACCCCATTCTTTGACTTCGCTTACTTGCATTAGACATCCAATCCATTCTCTTGGACCATTTTCGTTAACTTGAACTACTGAGTTCTCAGTTATCTCGTTCTGGGTCAAATCCTTTTTCTTCATTGGTTTTCTCATAAAGTTTAATGTAATCTCTAGCCTCAGGACTTAGAGTGCTAATAACATACGCTCTTAAAGGAGGATCGAACATATTTAATAAAAACATCACATCTCCCCCAGTATTATGGATCTGTTCTACCATAAACAATCTGTCATCTACATAACCCCAAGTGTTATCAAACGTGTTCCACATATCTATACACGCCCCCTTTATCTCATTAAAGATTATTTGCTTTGGGGGCTTAAATGAATCGTGAACCATAACAATTTATTTTACGAAGAAGGATTTGTCTATGACAGCTGCATAATCAGCGTCTGTAATATCTTTCTTCCTAGGGAGCTCTTTAAACATCCCTATTTCTCCATGAAACGCTAATCCTATTCTGATATCATCACTACCATAGCTGTTCTTAATTATTCTCAGACTTCTGAAGAACTTAGCACCTGTGCTATCAACTAGCTTGGCAGTTTCATATCCTGAAGGATCAGGTACTTTATACCTCATTGGATCAAATAGAGCCATTACAACATCAGCATCTTCCTGAGTGCATGCACTATCCTTAAAATCTTCCAATTGAGGCTCAACATCACCATTCTTAATCCTAATAGGATTAGAAATGTCTCTATTAAATTGGCTTACAACAACAGGACTATATCCATAAAAGTCTCTTGCATATCGCAATTCGTCTGACATCTTGTCAATGAGAGCTTTCTTGTTGGGATAATCCTTAATTGTTTTCAGCAAACCAATATGGTCAATAACAATCAGAGTGATAGTATTCTCATCGTGTGGGATGTACTTTTTATTATACTTATCAATCTGCTCTATATGACCATTTTCAAGGGCATGCTCCTTGATATCTTTGGCGATACCAACAGGATTTTCTGGACCATCAATTATAGTAACAATCTCTTCTACTTGTTTGATATAATCTTCATAGGTTTCAAATAATGCATTTTCCTCATCATTCATCTTATCGTTCCAGCCTAGAAGCTTAGCTACAGGAATGCTAATTCCATGGTCCAGGAAGATTTTTCTGGACACCCACTTAGCAATCTTGTAAGTTCTACTTCTTTCCATTGAACGATAGATAATTTTGAGTTTAATGTTTGATTTACCTTTCTGTGCAATATACCAATCAACAGGGTTGAGTACGAATGCATCATCGACAAATGAGGTCTTACCACTTCCAGTAAGACCTCCAATCAAATAATACATACTTCTTCTTATTCCTATAAAATAATTGAGTCTGTTAAAACCCATGGGTATTCCACCATTTCTACCTTCACGCCCCTTTTTTACTTCCTCTCGTAAGTCCTCGAAGCTCATTTTCCAACATTTGTTGTCTCATTTTGAGCATCTTTTTAACGTGTTTGTGCATTTTATTACCTAAACAGTAAGGACACCCACCATGATTTGTACAAAAATGAGATACTCTTGTAGGAGTACCATCTCTAACTACTTTGCTTCTATAGAATTTCTTCATTCTATGAGAAGTCTCTCTAAATGTTCTGCTCATAATTTTTTGGATTAAATTTATTTAGCCTGTATTTGGCTTTCTCTTCTACCTTGCCAGGACTACACATCCAGCAACTACAGGGTTTACCTGTTGTTTTAAGTGCATGTAAACTAGCTTTACTGGGATTATTAGTTACCCAATATTTAAAATTAGCTAGTCTTTTTTTGAACTTAAACTTTCCTTTCAATCTTCTTTCTAACTTGTTCATATTATTCCTTTTTCTCTAAGTGCACAACCAATTAAAATAAATCCTAAAACAGCTATTGCTGTAATAACTATCACTTTTATGACAGTACTTTTTCGAGCTTCATCAATAATACTTCTCATGGTTTCTATTATTTATCAAGGATTACTTTAGCAAAAGTGCTATCTTTTTTCATTTCTGACATAAGCTCTGCAGCTGTCATGTTTTTAGCTTTCTCCAAGATTTTATCTTTCTGAGAAGAAATATTAAGGTCAACAGCAGCATCTTTAGCCATATTTTTAAGTTCAGTAACTACAAAATTACTCAATTCATGAGGAATTTGTTTAGCTGTGCTATCTGTAGTTAGGAAGTTCAATGTTTGACCTCCTGCTACAATAAGCAAAGCATCTTTTTTGCTTGGAGTAAATATATATAAACTCCAGAAAAATATCATAAAGGGACATGACCACCATATCCATCTTCTACAAGCAGCCTGATCTTCTTTAGAATCCCAGGTAAGAAAGTAAGCTATACTGCTTATAACAGTTATTGCTGTAAATACTATTATAAATACAACAAACATTGTTTTAGCATTATCAGCTACTGTCAGCCAATAAAACAGTTTCGTATAATCCATAGTACTTATTGTTTAATTCTTGGGTCTTCCTCACACCACATACTGTATAGATCTATTTTTCTCTTAATGACTCTAGCTTTCTCCTGGAGATCTGCCAATGATTTAGCTTTTAATATATCATCTAAAGGAATACTTCCTGTAGAGCTATCATCAAGATATCTCCCTAGCCATACACTACCTGCTTCAGCAAGCTCATGCATTTTTTCAAAGTCTGGGTAAACTGCTTTTACCTCTTCTATAAGTTTCTTACTATACCCCATAATTAAAAATTTTAAGAATAAACCATTATATTACCATGACTTGTTACAACCCCAAACTTGTTATCAGTTACAACACTACCATTACTAAAAACAGTATCATATGCTGATAGTTTTATAACTCCTGCGTTGATAACATCTTCACTATTGTGAATGTGTCCAAATAAACAAAGTGTTGGTTTAATCCTTCCTAGAATATGTTTCTTCAGAGCATTACATCCACAATGATCTATTTCTCCTTTATGATATGCAACATCAAGAATGGTTTTAGGTGGACTATGAGTAATCATGATATCTGTATCACTATCTACTTTAGCCCAGCACTCATCAAGCAAGCTTCTGTCTTTATTAAAAGCCCACCCTTGTCCAAATGTTGGGCTAAAAGGACTACCAAAAATCTTGATTCCATCAATAGTGATATAATCATTTTCCAGGTAGGTAATACCAACTTCTTGAAAGTCATGTCTTGTAACTAATCCTTTCTCAATAGAGGTATCATGATTACCAGCTACAAAAATCTTATGCTTGATTGGTAAGTTACCAAACCAAGCTATAAAATCTCTTACCTCTTTCTCATTTTTAGTTGGATCCCTAGGATTACTACAATCTCCACTAAACACTACCATGTGTATATCTGAAGGAATAGTCAACAGTTTATGGTAGGTATGCGTATCGCTAATGTGCCACAATTTCTTCATCTCCCAATATTTTATTACATTTCTTTTTATACATAGGTGATATGGCGTCTATGCCCTTAGTCTTGGTATATCTATTAATACCATTCACTTCAATATAATCATCATCAAGATGGAAGATAGGATTAAAATCAGCTCTGCTGTTTATAACTTCCCATTTGTCCTCCATATTTGCAAAGATTATTCTATCCCTTGGGATACCCAACTCATCAGCTATACAAAATAAATCATCATTACAGTCTGCTTTTATCTGATGATAATTATATCTTTTGTAATCCTCAAATCTCGCAGTCAATACCCAGGCTTCGTATCCCTTTTTAATAAGTGATCTACAATAGTCCTGAACATCTTTACGAGATAGAGTGCAGTCAAAATCAAAACTAATCTGTTTCATATATCTGTTCCCCCTCCTTGGGCTTGTGCTTCTGGTGAAATTCTTACTCCTTTTGTGATTAAATCAATGAATGGAACATAATGATCCTTGTCTAAGAAAGTGAAACTATTCTGCAGATATGTTAGCTCATTAGACTTCTTTTTGAGAGAAGCTTCTTTCTTGAGAATCACTACATACTTAGTAGCCTCAATAATTTGTTGAGCAGTATACATTCCCTCATTAATGATAGCATTAAACTTTAGCTTACATTTCTCTTTCTGGACACGCATACCTCTACTACCAGTAAATACTCTTCCTTTATACTCAAAATGATCAGTACTGGGAAAAGCTTCCCACCAATCATCAAATTCTTTTGTAGAAGGTTTCTTTCTTACAATAGTAGAAGCAATCTTAGATTCCATAAAGTCAAGTAATTCATGTCCAAGAATTGTTATTCTATTCTCGTCATTGATTAACCCTCTTCTAATTAAGCTCTGATGCATAGCATCTAGCTTCATATTATCCTTTGTAAAGAGAGCCATATCATGGCCCTCTTTAATGAGCATCAGCATGGCAATATGATCAAGGCTATAGCCTTTTTTTACTACCTCTTCCAGGTGCTCTTTTGTTAGCTTGATTGTCATTTTTCTTAGATTTAATTTTTACTACAATCCTTGCAGGAATTCTTTCACTCTCCTCGTATTGTGCGTCATCCATCAATCTTTGATAATGAGCTCTACTTTCATGTTCCCAATCTACTTGATCAGGGTACTCAGGTGTGTCTCTGTGCATGTTTCACTTTTTTTAGAATTAATGTATCTTCATCTAGTTGTATTACATCATATTTTCCAATTACATTTGGAATATCTTCTAATTCCACATGAAAAGAAATCTGTCTACAGGTTATGTCAATTATTTTTTTGCTGTCTAAACTAGGACGTTTTATTGTCAAGTTCTTACTATTAAAAACAACCTCCTTTCCTAAGAGTTCTCTTATTTTCTTACGTACAAAAAATTGCACTATTGCTTTATTACAATAGGTTCTAAGGGTTACCTGTTCAATAACGTTTTTCATAATTTATCCTTTTATTCTTAAACCAAAGGCTAGGTTGAACCACTCAAATGTATCACTGGCTCTTTTAGTATTGCACTTAAACGTCTTTTTTATTAGTTTGGTCGAGTAAACTCTGAATTCATCGAACTGTTTACGTGTCATAGTGATATTAAAATACCACTGATCATCATCTAGGGTGTCCATCATGGATTTCCCAACCATTTCCAGTTCCTTTTCTATCAGGTGTCTGGTTATGTTCTCCCTGTTCACTATTGTCTTCTTCTCCATTGTCTAAAGTATTAATATTATATGCTAATCCTTTTGGTATGAGTCCAAACACATCAAAATGCCATTCTAACATTTTTTCTACAATAAAATAAGGTAACTGATCAAACATGATTTTACCCTCTAGAAACCTATTTAGAATAGCATCTGCAATATTTTGATTTTCTCCCCTATTTATTATAAGCTGTCTAAGAATTTTAATAGGTGTAAAACTCGTTACATTGCATTCAATTTCTTTTAGTAAATCTGAAATAGGATATAGAATTAACTTAGCTTCTAGTTCTAATACAACATTTATACTTATGTCATAGGTATCCAATTCATATCTATCTACCACCACTCTGAGGATATTATCCCAATTGTCTTTAGTTACCATAACACCAAAAGGTGCATAGGCAAGCAGATGATTTATTGTAAGCTTTTCCATGTGTTATCACTTAGTTCTTGAAACTCAGTTTCACTTATTTCATACATAGCTCCTTGGGGGACTTGTAAAAAGTATTTTTTACCTACAGTAAAATAAACTTTTACAAATCTTTTATCATTACCCATAGAACCTTTTTCTACAATAAATGTTTTCAGTATTTCCATATTTAAAATATTTTGATAATTAATGCTGCTGTCACACTTCCTAATAAATCAGCATTTAAATCTTTTAAATCAAACTTGTTACGAGGTCGAGTAGAATCATACACTTCTTTTAGAATACCAACTGTTATCCCTGAACCAAGCGCCCATAAAAGAGCTTTGTTTTTCTTATGTGTCTTGTTATAAACAATAGCATAAGTTGTTGAGGTTGTAGCTGCACATGCTAAGAAATGGAGTTGTTTATCTACTGGAAATAAATTCTCCTGGGCTTTAGCTTCCATTAAAAAGCACAAAGCAATTAATACAAACACTTTTCTCATAATTAATACTATTTAGCTTCTCCCCAACTGTTACCAATTGAAGCATCAGCTTTGATTACTAAATTAGTTAAATAATGATTTCCTGCTTCTAGCATAGCACACTGTACTATATCTCTCACTTCATTCTCAAGCTCCTGAAGACACTCAACAACTATCTCGTCATGAACAGAATTGCACATCAAAACTTTCCACTGCATGTTAGCATTTACAATCCATTCAAATAGTAAACATCCTGCAAGTTTGATTTGATGTGCACCTCTGGTCTGAACTGGGTTATTAAGGCATAATCTCAAGTACTCTGAACGAAGTTTGAAATATTTAGAGACAAATTTCTTTTTCTCTTTATAGAGTTCAACACTAGCTGGAAATTGGAGTATATACCCCAATCCTTTTTCTTTTTCAGACTGTTGTTTATTGTAGTCTTCTTTTCCAATTTTGTACTTTGTCCATTCCTCTCTGGTAATAGCATCAACCTTGGCTTTCATTTCTTGAAACTCATCAAAGAAAGGAAGTGGTAATTTCCAACCATCTACAGATTCGATATAACCTCTCTTAATGGCCACATTAAGAACCTTATCACCCCATTCATACAATCCTGCATGTAAGTTTTTAAATCCATCCTCTATCTCTTGGGCCCTTTTATAAGGAATACCCTCTTTTTGGTGAATAGTGAATGCATTACCTCCATACTGGAAAGCAAATCTAGGAGCTTTGGATGCTTGTCGTTTATCCTTATGATCCTTGATAATCTGTTCATCAGTCAAACCCTCTAGCTCTGGGTACAATACTCTAGCAAAAGTACAGTGCAGACAACTATTGTTTACCACACTGTCTGTCATAGCAGCATCTCCACTTAGGTCTGCAGCAATAACAGTTTCTTGACCAGAATAATCACAGACAATCATTTTGTTACCCTCGTTGGCCTTAAAGCAATATCTTGTAGCTTTATCTGCAGGAAAATTAAGAAAGTTGATTTCTCCTCTCCTGGTTGAGAGCCTGGCTGTATCCACACAAGGGTTGAAGTTTGTATAGATACGCTCCTTCTCTATTCTCTGATAGATACTGTCTCCAAAGGTTGTTACTCTATGATTGGCATTCTGATAGGCAAGCCACATATCTACGAATTCATGCTTAGATTTACTAATCACTTCCTCATTGATACTGTCTTTACCATACTTATCCTTAGTGGGGATACCAAATGCATTGAACACTTTCAACATTTGCTTTGGAGAATTAACTGACACAGTTATATTCTTGACCATCTCAAACATGTCATATTGTCTGTTTGCATACTGTGGTAGGTTGTCAAAGATGTAATCCTCGATAGTTCTCTTCCAGTTATGAGAATTGAGTATATCCTGGTTCATCTTATCTTTCCACTTGGTACTACTGATAGGTAATCCACATTGCTCCATATAAGCAAGAGCTTTGACATATCTACAGTGAAGATCATAGGTAGGTCTATAACCTCCTGCGTCTATCTTCTCCTCAAGAACATCACAAAGCTCCAAGAGTCTATCAACATCATTGAAAGAATACTCTATGGTGCTAGGCTGGCTAAGTTTTACAATGTGGATGTTCTTTTGCTCAGTCTTATCATACGTAACATTAAGTTCTCTCTGCATAACATGACCAAAGTCATGTCTCTCAAGAGTACCATTGTACAATATCTTACTAGCTAGCATAGTATCATATACTCTCTTAGGCCAGAAGTTATATTTGTAGAAGAATCCAAGGTCAAACTGAATATTATGACCTACCAAGATCTTATCGTCTATATAAGGGATAAGATCTTGGAAGACATAATTGTCATCATACATATGAATTAAATAGTTGTTTTCCCCTGTTCCAATTTGCGTACAAAATATCTCACACTTCCTTGCTTCTAATCCTGTAGTTTCAGTATCTATTGCTATCTTATCTGGTAAAATCATGTCCTCTAAGGAACAAAAAGCTATAGATTTCTTTATAGCTATTTCTCCAGGAATTATCTTCTTGAAGAACTCTGGGTGTTTA